GACGACGGTAGCACGCACGTTCGGTTTGAGGGGCGCGCTACATACTCTGACACCGATTCCCTGTTCTGCGAACTGACCGTAGACAACGGGATCGCTACCTACTAGCACGGGGGGGCTAGATGGCAAATCGAAAGTTTCTATCGAAGCGCGATATCTTGCAGGCGGCGGATATCAAGACAGAAGACGTTGCGGTTCCTGAGTGGGGCGGTTGGGTACGCGTCCGCGGTATGGATGGCTTGCAGCGTGACGCATTCGAAGCTGCGGCGGTAGAGCGCACCGCGGGCGGCGTTTCCCTGCGGGCGGGCTTTTCTATGCGGGCGCGGCTTGTGGCCCTGTGCGTAGTAGACGAAGACGGCGCGCCCATCTTCACCGAAGCGGATATTCAGGCGTTGGCGGCGAAGTCTGCGGCGGCTTTGGATCGCGTGGTCACGGTCGCGCAGCGACTGTCAGGGATGGCCCCCGGCGCGGTAGAGGATGCGAAAGCAAATTTTACCGAAGACCCCGCCGATCCTTCTACTTCAGATTAGCTTTAGCCCTGGGTTGGCGATCTGTAGCAGATGGCTTGCAGGGTATATCAGGGGCTGAACTGGCAGAGTGGGAAGCATGGGAAGCAATCAACGGGCCCCTGGGCCCGCAGAGGGCGGACATACTGAACGCGATACAGGCGGCAACTGTGGCTAATGTGATGGGCGGGGCGGACCTGGGCCCCGGCGATTTTATCCCGCGATGGGATGCAACCGCCCCCGCCCATGCAGGCCCGCAGGATGTACCCCCGATACATCCTACGGTCAAGCGGTTCGAAGACATGGTAGCGGGGCTTGATTGGATAGAGGGTTGACCTAGTGTCCGCAGCAACTATCGAAGTCAACATACTTGGCAACGCGTCTAGCTTGGAATCGGCCCTTTCGGGGGCTAAAGGCAAACTAGACAGTTTCGCGTCTGGTATGACTTCGATTGGTACAAATCTATCGCTGGCGATTACGGCCCCGGTTGCGGGTATCTCTGCGGTTGCGATCAACGCGACTGCGGATTTCTCGCGCAGCATGAATACGATTCAAGCGGTCACGGGCGCGACTGAAGGGCAAATGCAGAGCCTGCAAGAATCGGCCCTTCACTTGGGGGCGGTGACTACCTACAGCGCGGGCGAAGCGGCGGCGGCTATGCTGGCCCTGAGTAAGGCGGGCTTTGATGCGGATCAGACACTAGCCGCGATCCCCGGCGTTCTTGACATGGCGGCGGCTTCGGGTATGGGGCTAGACGAAGCCGCAACCCTGACGACGAAAGCGATCAAGGCTTTCGGGTTGGAAGCGTCAGATTCTGCAAGCGTGGCTAATGTCCTGGCGGCGGCGGCGGTGTCCTCTGCGGCTGATATCCGCGATCTAAGTCTGGGCCTGCAAATGTCCTCTGCGGTCGCTAACACCTTCGGGCAAGACCTGGACACGACAACCGCGGCCCTTGCCCTTCTGAATGACAACGCGCTACGCGGGTCTGACGCGGGCACAAGCCTAAAAACCGCGATGCAGCGTATCTACGCACCGACTGACGAAGCGCAACGGGTACTGAATCAGCTTGGCGTATCTGCCTATGATGCAGAGGGCAAAGCGCGGCCCCTGTTCGAAGTCCTGCTAGATATGCAGGGCGCTATGTACGGGATGAATGAAGTAACCGTAGTGACGGGCGGGCGTACCGCAGAGCAAGCGGAACGCATGAAATATCTGCAATCGCAGATCAAATCTACTAGCACAGAGTTGCAGAACTACGCTTCGGGGATCGCAGGGGTAAGGCAGTCTGAGGAAAAGAAAGCACAGACTATCGATCAACTGAATCGCGAATTGGTCGCGTTGCAGAATGAGTACAATTCCCTTGCGGGCATACAGGGGACGGCTTCAACGGTGATGCGTCAATACACCGAAGAAGAACGAAACGCCATGCTACAGACTCTGGGCGGGTCTGACGCTATCCGCGCCCTATCGATCCTTCTGGGCCAATCTGAAACTGAAATGCAGGCGATGATCGAAGCGGTGTCACAACAGGGCAAAGCTACCGAAATCGCAGATGCCCGCATGAAAGGGTTAGGCGGCGCATTCGAGTATTTCAGGGGGTCAGTTGAATCGACCCTAATCGCGGCGGTCCTGCCATACGAAGACGCGATCAGCAACATGATCCGCGGGGCGGCTGATCTGATTTCGTCTTTCTCCAATCTATCCCCTGAAGTCAAGAACTTGGCTATAGGCTTCGCCCTGCTAGCGGCGGCGGTTGGCCCTGCAATGGTTGGCCTGGGCACGGGGATCAAGATTTTTTCTTTCCTTGCAGGCCCGACGATACCGGCAATCAGCGCGGCACTTGCGGCCCTCTTTTCGCCAATCGGTCTTGTGGTCGCGGGGATCGTTGCCCTGGGGGTTGCGGTCTGGTCTTTGAACCTGGGGGACATACAGGGCAAAGTGCAGGGCGTAACCGAAGCGTTCGGCGCGTGGCTATCGAATGCTTCGAGTGTAAAAGACAACCTGTCTTCGATCTGGGCTACCTTTCAGCAATTCATGTCAGGCGAAATTTCGCTACCTGACCTGGGGGCAAGTCTTCAGACTGAGATCGGCAAGATGGGCGAAACCCTGAAAGGTCTGTTCACGGGTGACGCGTTCACGAAGCTACAGGAAGACGTTGTAGCGGCCCTTGACCTGCAGGGCCTAGTTGCGGGCGTACAGTTTGCGATCAATGGCTTTGACTGGTCGAACATGACCCTAGACAAAATGTCTAATCTGCTGAAGGTCGCGATCCTGGGGGCGATCAACGTCATAGATTGGGCGGGCGTAGGCGAAGGGATCAGGGGCTTCGTTGACGGGCTAGCGGCTTCGATCAACGCGGTTGACTGGACACAGATCGGATCGGATATCGGGGCGTTCTTTTCCGGTATCACTTCGGCATTCGTCAACTTTGTTGCGGGCGGCACGGATCAAGATCAGGCCCTGGCAGAGGTCCTGAATGATCAGATTATGCGGGCCTGGAATGTGGCGATGACCCTCTTTGATCCTGAAGCGGTACAGGAATCATTCGTAGGGCTGAAAGACGCGGTTCTTTCGGCTATCGCTGGACTGTGGACGGGCTTTGATACTGCAACGGGTATGTCTGAAGCGGTCGCGGGCTTCAAGGATCAGCTTAACGCCGCGCTGGATGCGCAGAACTTGATCGATGGGCTTGCAGGGGCGATTACGGCTATCGACTGGGCAAAAGCGGGGTTCGACCTGTCCGCGATGGTTCGCCAAATTGCGGCGGATATCATGGGCACTGACTGGACACAGATCGGTGTTGACTTCGTGAATTCGATCAAGTCCGTATTCAGCACGGGCGGCGAAAAGGGCGAAGGGCTTGATTGGTCAAAGCTGATTGACGCGGCGAAAGCGGCTATCGAAGCGATTGATTGGGGCGGTATCGGTGACGCGTTCTCTACCCTGGGGACCGCGATCCTTGACGCTATCGAAGCGTTACTAAAAGGGATCGTATCTCAAATCGAGTTGCCCGACGTTGGCGGCGCGGTCAATAACGCGGTAGAGGGGGCACAGAATGCGGTTGGCGGGGCCCTTGACGCGGTAGGCGGGGTTTTCGGCCTGGGGGGTGACAAGAAGACCGGATCGCGCGCATTGGGCGGGGCCTACACCCCTGCGGGCCTGTATCTGGTAGGCGAAAGCGGGCCCGAACTGGTCAACTTTGATCGGGCGGCGCGGGTCTACAACAATCGGGAATCTATGGGGATGACGGGGGGCGTCACGATCAATGTAAATGCACAAGTGGCGTCAAACGTAGATATACACGCATTGGCGGCGCGGCTGAAGTCAGAGTTTGATCGGTTGGGGCGATAGGTGACGGGCGTCCCCTGACCCATCACCTATCAACCCCACATACACACATTGAAAGGCAACCATGAGATCGAAAGTTTTGGCCCTGTCTGTGATCGCAGTCCTTGCGATCCTGGTCACGGGGGCGGCGATTGGACAGGGCGGGTTTTTCACCTTGCAGGCGGGGGCTTCGCAAGATGTGGCCTGCGCAGGGGGCGGCGAACTGGTATTGAATCGCCCCTTCAAATTGAGCGATGGATCGGCGGATCGGTCCCTGGGACGGCTTCGGTGCAAGCCCTCTGCGGCCCCTACAGAGCCCCCAGAGCCTACGGCGACGGCTACGGCGATTGCGGGCATTCCTGCGGCCCCCGACTGGACTTCTGCGGCGGGCATGACGGGCGAATATGGTATGTCCCCCGCTACCTATGCCAAGATCGCAGCGGACGCGGCGACGGGCGCATTTGACCGCGAGTGTACAGCGGCTGAGC